CGCTTCCGCTTCCGCTTCCGCCGCCTCCTTCCGGAGCGCGTCGACCATAGCGCAGGTTCGGCGCGCCCCGGCCGATATTGGCACCGCCGCTCGCGTTGACCGTGACATTACCACCGCCGCCTCCACCCCCGCGCTCGGCCAGTTCCTTCAGCCTCTTCGTGTCTTCGGCAGTGGAGAGGACGGCGTCGCGGACGCGGGTGTCGTCCGAACCGAAACCGACTTTGCCCTTGAGCCAGGACCAGAAGCCGCCGGAGGATTTGGCGTCGGCAGCAGACGAGCCCTGCTTATTCCACTGGTCCCGCTCTTCTTTTGTCCATTCACCCGCAGGCAAGGTGTTGTTCGCTTTTTTCGTCGCTCGCTCGGCGGGGTCAGTCGTCACCGGAGCGGCCGGTGTGCTCTCTGCGGAAGCACCCACCGCGACCGAACCAACGACGCCCAGCACACCGGCCACAGTCACACCCGCGCCCGTCGCAGCGCTAGGTCCGCCACCGCCCAAGCCCATTACCCGCGCGAGCCCACCCGCTCCCGAACTGAGCGCCCCCAGCAGAGCCACGGCAGATCGGAGAGGCCCCAGCACCGCGTTCGTGATCGCGAGGCCGAACAGCCCGATGGCCACCGTGGCACCGGTCCCACTCGTCAAAGCAGTGGCGAGGGTCGCGAACTTGTCGGCTAAGGTGCCGATGTCCTTCAGGATCGTATCACAATCGGCGTCCGCAAGCTTCTTGATGCCCTCCTCGGCGAAAGCGATCAGGGCCTTGGCAATTCGATCGGCGATGCTCGCAATCTTGTCGCCGTGCTCGGAAAACCACTTCTGAAGGGTGTCAAGCTCCGGCTGAAGCTTCTTGAACAGCCCCGTCTCGACGCGCGTCGCGATGGCGTCCAGCGTCTCTTTGAGCCGCCGCATCGACTGCTCAAAGGCGGTGCCGGATTTGGCGGCGTCCTCCTGGTCGGCGCCGACCTTCTTGTCTATCTCCTTGCGCTCCGCAAATCGTGGTCCGAAGCTCGAGTCCATCATGGACATCGCGGTGTCGTCGCTGAACCCGAAGGCATTGGCCCGGACCAGCGCGTTCTTGCTCGCGTAGGGGTCGTTCGGGTGCGTCTCGACGCGCTTGCGAAGTGCCTCACCGAGTTGCGCTGCGGCCTCGCCCGCGTCCCGCGTGGTGATGCCGTATTCGCGCTTTAGCTGTTCCCGGTAGGCCGGGAAGAACTTCAGCTTCCGGCCGAATGCCGCGAGTTCCGCATCGGCCTGATCCGCCGAACCGCCAGTTTGTGCCGCCGCGTAGCCGAATGCCGTGGTGGACGACGCGCTGGAGCCCGAACGCTTGGCCGCGTAATTCAGCCGCTCGTAGGACTGTGCCGCCTTGTCGACAGCATAGACCACACCGAGCGCCGTCGCTTCGACGGCGGCCACGGCTTTAATCGAGAAGGCCGCCAGCTTGACGGCGCCGACCTGCATGGCTTTTAGGCCGGCTTCGCGGCGTTCCATTGCCTTCTTGGCGATCTCCTGTTGGCGCTTCTCGTCTTTCTCGGTCTCGCCCTTGCGGGCCTTCTCCCGCGCGTCGCTGAGCTTCTGTTCCTCGACCGACAGCAGGCGCGTCAGGGCTTCCGCCAGCGTGAGGCGCGCTTCTCCGGTCTTGGCCTCAGTCCCCTGCCGCTTTGCCGCCTCGGCGGTCGCGGTCGCAGTGATCTTCTGCTCGGTCTTGGCGATGGTCGCCTCGACCTTGGCGGCCTCGGCGGCGTCAGCGGAAAATCCTATGCTTACAAGAAATTCGCGAAGTATATCAGACAATGGCCATCTATCCTATGCAAATCGGCCGCCCCGAAGGACGGCCGATGCTTGCCAGACCGCAAAGGCAAACGGCGCACGCCGGAAGAAAGGGTTGCCGATCATGTAGCTTGGTCAACAGCGATGATAAGGCAAAACCGCATGAGGTTCAGCTTTGAGCGAGACCGCGCTGAAGCCATCGGTGTCACCCGCTATCGGTGGCGCACGTCTAAGGATGGCGACGTGTGCAAGACGTGTCGATCTCGAAACGGCAAGCGATTCTCACTGCGGGCTGAGCCGGATTTCCAGCACCCTGGCTTCATGGAGTGCTGCGGGGAAAGCAGCGATCCGTGCCGCTGCTATTGCGAGATGATCGTGCCGAAATGAGCGGCGTCGACCCATCCCTAGACACCTTCCGCGACCCGTGGTGATCTCGGGTCTTTCGTACCGGGAGATCCGCCATGGTGATCGTGCTGCTCGTCTTAATCCTATTTGCCCTGCTGTTCCCCGGCCTGCTCCGGGCGCTCGTGGTGCTGGCGCTGTTGGCGGGTGGGGGCGTGGTATATGGAGCGGCACAGGCAGCGCCGTCACTTGCTGATATTGAGGTAACTCCCGGAATTGTAAGCCCTTCACCAATCGCCACCTCGGCTACCTTCTCAGCACGCAACAAGGGCACTACTCCCGTGAAGTGGCTCTATGTGCAATGCGCCATTTTAAATGAATCTGGTGTTCCCAAGGCCGCAGAAGAGAATTCGATGCAGAACATCGAACCGGGGCAGACGGCCTATGGAAGTATGAACTTTTTGCACACCAAAGAAGGTGGTATGCTTGTTTGCAGACCGTCGGAAGTCAAGTAGCGCATCATCTCCCTACTGAGATCCTAGCGTGTACCCCGAATCTTTCTGGATCGTAGGCAAGTTCCCGCCCTGCCCGATGCACAGGCTCTCATCGTACCAGTCCTGCCCGCGGCTGTCCCCGAACCGATCCATGTGAAAGATGACGTAAGTTCCAGCGCGTAAACCCATCTGATTCAAAGACGCGTTCCCAGTCGATCCAGGACCGGTCACAGGATTGTTATCTTGCTGCGCCGCGATCACCTGCGACGGGTCGAGCGTGATCTTCATCAGCGGCTGCAGCTGGGGGTTGATGAGGCTCCGCACCACGATGCCGTCTTGCGTTTGCTGCGGCCAGCCGATGAGCCCCGTCGCGGCCGTGAGCTTCACGGCGCTGCTCGACCCGGTATCGAGCGATTTCGGCGTGATCTTGACGACGCCGTTCTGGATCGACCACAGACCACCGGCCGACAGCGTCACCTGCCGCAGGAGATCGCGCGCCATGCCGATGAAAGGGCGGCCGCGGGGGTATTTCGGTTGGCTGAGATCGAGCGTGTTGGTGCCGAGGGTGATCCCGAACGGCGCCAGCGCGTCGAGCGCCACCTGAGCCTTGTCCTTCGGCGTCCATCCGGCCGCCAGCGTCTTGCCGACACGCGCGCCTTGGTAGCCGTTCTGGCCATCGGCCGCGAAAATGTCGAGGTAGGTGTCGACCGCCGTCTCGTGCCCGAAGATCGATTGTACGATGTTGCCTTTGAACAGGACACCGATGTTGTCCCGGTATCCGGCCGAGAACGAGACGCTCTTGAACTCCTTGTTCTGGAACCGCGCGCGGGTGTCTGGCGACACGTTGTAGATCCGGAACGACGCCATGTTGGGCGATTGGATGTGCCATTGCTTGATCGAGAACACGATCCGTAGGTCGACGAAGGTCTTAGACCCCTTGTCGCCCTCGACGGTGAGCGACCAGTCCCTGATCCAGTTCCGACCCATCAGACACCGACCTTGCCCTGCGGCGCCGTCATGGTCTGGGCCGTGATGGCCTGAGCGACGGTAAGGTTCCCGCCCTGGCCGTTCAGGCTGCTGATCGTGAGATTGCCGCCCTGTCCGGTCTTCGGGTCCGGGGACAACGTCAGATTGCCGACGTGGTTGAGCGAGGGCGCGTGCATCGTGACCGCCACCTTCGACGTGTGCGTGATGCCGTTCTGTGGATGGACATTGACCGTGTGGTCGCCGCCCTTGACCGAGAGCGTCAGCCCGTTCGTCTGGTGGAGGTCGACGAAGTGCTGGCCGTCGTCGGTACGGACTTGGCTCGAGGCCTGACTCACGTTCGACAGCTTGCGCGGCGTCGAGCGCACACCGGGGATGTAGAGCACGTCGCCGAGATCGTTGAGGCTGTCGTCCATGGGTTGTTGCGTGCCGCCGGACTGGTGCCAAGCGTCGATGTGGCGCGACGCATAGATGGCGATGCCCTCGTCGTCTTTCTTCGTCGGATGCGTGACCGTGAAGCCGCCGCCGCTCATATGGTGAATCGGCACATCGACATGGACCGGATGATCCTCGTAGGACCGCTCCCCGGTCTTCGGATCGGTCACGCCGCGCTTGATCGTCGGCTGGACCGAGCAGACGTGCCCATCCTTCGAGTCCTCGGTCACGCGGCACGGCAGCGCGAACATCATGCCGGACATCATCGCCGCATGGGCGACGCGATGCATCTCCTCCGGATCGTCGATATATTCGCGCAGGTCCAAAACTTCACCTCGCCTTGTCGAGCGACCGCCGCATCCGGATGGCGTTCTCGGCTTCCACGTCGAGCAGATGGTTCGCCTTGGCGAAATGCTCGATGCGCGCGGATCCGTCGAAAGCCGCCATGAACGGGATCAGGGGCGCTTCGCCGCGGCACGGCCGCCAGAACCAATCCTCGCCATCCGGCATCCGCACCGGATCGAACTCAATCGGATCGGGTGGGATCGGCATAAAGGTCGGCGGGTGAAGCGCGAAATACGCCGTGAAATGATGACACACGATGGTCAGCACGAGGTCGAGCATGGCCGCCACCGGAAGCGCCTTGCTGGCGGGTTCCCAGGCGCCCCCATCACTCAACTTCTCGCAGGCTTCCGCAGCGGCTGCGAAGATGGCAGCAAGGTCCAGGCCTTGCATCGACGCCAGCACGGCCAGACCGTTGCCTGGATCCATGCGTCCGGCCGGATCGATAACACCGAGCGCCGGCAGAAGCGGCGTGATGGTGCGTAGCAGGCGGAACTGCTCATAGGCGTTGAGCGGCCTCGCGCGGTGCCGTAGGCCGCCGACGTCGAACTCCATGGCGTCAAGCGCCGGAGACGGTCCCGAAGATCGCGTCGACATCGACGCCGAAGCCCGCGACCATTGAGCCGAAGTTGGCCTTCAAGACCGCGAAGGTGATCTGGAGCTTGGCCGCGTAGCCGGCGTTGTCGCGATTGGAGATAGCCCCGCCGGGCGTTCGCACCTTGAACCACTTGCCATCCGCGAGTTGCTCCGTCGCATCGAGGCACGCGTCGATGACGGACTTGGCGTCACCCGTGCGGTCGAGCGCCGCGATCTCGCGCGATACCGGCATGACGGCTGAGCCGAGCTGGCCGAGCGCATCGGTGCCGATGCTCGCTGCCCCACCTTCTCCGCCGCCACGTTTGGCCAGCACTGCCATGATTTCGGGCGCGGCCGAGCCCAGCGCCGTGAACACCGGAGCGAGCTTGAGCATGAGGCCGATATGCACGTCGGCGTCGAAGGGCTTGGCGCGAAAGGTGTTCTCACCGATGGTAAATTCGGTCACGCGCTACCTCACTGCGTCGCCACGATGAGCGCCTGATCGACGCCGGCACCGAGGCGCGGGCTGATGTAGCCGCAATTGAACGTCCATTCCTGCGTGCCACCCTGGATGCCGAAGTTGATGTTCGGGTGCCGGACGAAGGCCGCCGCGAAACACTCGATGCGGTCGCCGCGCACGAAATCGTCGATGATGATGACCATGCGCCCGTGCGTGGCGGCCGATGCCGTCTGATAGTTGTAGGCGTCCCCCACGATCTTGTTGAACGCGGACGTCTTCCACAGCCGCAGCATCAGCCTTCCGGGCTGCGCGACACGAAGCGAATGCATGACGGCGCCGCCGGCTCCGGCCACCATCGTGTCTTTGTCGCCCTCGAACTCGATCGAGTAGCCTTCCTCGGCTTCGCCCGTCGTGGACGCATTGAGGTTACCCGGCCCCTTGATCGAGCAGTTGCAGTCGGCGAACGAATAGGCGCCGGCGGAGATGAAGCGTGCCATGGACGGGCCTCGTCAGGATGATGCAGGAGCGCGGCGGGGCCGGGCCGATTACGGATTCACATTGATCAGGATGTTGGACGAGTGGACCGCGCCGGCCTCCTTCGCGGCCACCTGGAACACCACCGACTGGCGCTGGGCGCGGAGCGTCTGAGACTGGAGGACGACGGCCGGGATGTAGACGTAGTAGCCGAGCGGCAGGAAATCGCCCTGGCTCAGGGTGCCGAAACCATTCGCGTTCCACACGCCGGGCGCGAGGTACTGATTGGTCACGGCCTGCTGGAGCGCGGCCGAAACCGTCGCACCGATGATCGACATGCCCTTGTCGGTCTGCGGGAGCTTTGTATTCGATCCCCGCAAGAGGTTGTAGACGTCCGTCTGGACGCGGTTCGCCAGCCAGTCGGCGTTGATGCGCGAGTCGATGAAGGTGCCGTCCGACATCACGGCTTCCTGCGTGATGGCCGTGTTGTTCTGGTACTGCGCGTAGATGTTGTAACTCTTGGCCGCGAGCGCGTTGGCCATCGAGGCCGACAGGAACTCGGGAACGACGCCGGGCTGCAGCTTGAACTTGCCCGTGATGGTGGTGTTCGATCCGTCGTAGTTCACGGTGGCGAAGCGACCGAACAGCGACGCCGCCGCATAGGGGTTCGTGGACGAGAACTCGACGAGGGTGCGGCCGTAGCCCGCCGCCGTGAGCAGCGAACCGAGATCGTCGGAGCGGGTCGAGTCCCACGCGGCCGTGTTCATGGTCGTCAGGGCCTGGACGCGGGCCTGTCCGGCAGCCTGGATGAAGCCCGCGACCGCGAGCGCGTCACTGTCGGCGAGCGGCGTCATGGGCGCCCAGCCGAGGCAGTACCAGTCGCCGAAGCGGTCGCCCATGAGGTTGGCGCAGGCGAGAGCGGTTTCCGCCACGACGCCGTTGACCGGCGGATTGGCGCTACCGCCAGCCGAGTTCGGCGTAGCCGACAGGCCAAGCAGTACCGACACGTCCACGCCGGTAGCGGGCGCCGTCGCGTAGGACATGGTGGACGTCGCGCCGGTCATGCCGGAGGTCACGTCGAAGCGGTATCGGGTGCCGTTCCACACGACGGTGGCGCCGGTCGCACCTGCGGTCACGAGCGCCGTCTGGATGATGGACGCGACGCCGTTGAGGTTGGTGGCGGTGGCGAAGTTGAGGCCGGTGAGCGCGCGGACCGTGCCGTCGACCGTGACCGACAGGCCGCCTGCCGTCACGGCGTTGAACGCCGCCATCAGGCGCTGCGCCGGGGTCAGTCCCGCGCCGTGAAGCACCGCGGACGTCGCCGTCTGCGCCCAGCGCCCGACCGACAGGCCTTGGGGCTGCGGCGACTGGCCGAAGAAGTTGAGCGCGAACTGATACTCGGGCGACGTGGTCGGGAAGTCGGAGCCGACGCCGTTGATGTCGTTGTAGTCGCGCTTGCGCTCCAACACGTCGATGATCGGCGACGATCCGATCACCAGCATCGAACCGAAGTTGCGATAGGCGGCCGGGGGCGCCGTCAAGGAGATCGAGACGGAGACGACGCGGCTGACGGCAAGGGCCTGGGGCATGGTTCAACTCGTCTTCATGAAGGCCCCGACCGCGCGCGGGCCGGTGACGGATTGGGCGGCGGCCGTGACCGTTCCCTGGAATGTGAGGATGTTGCGGATCGCGTAGGTGCGCCACGACACACGCCGTAGCGTGAAGGCCACGTCGACGCGCCGGATCCACTGCTCATTCGTTAGTTCGGGCACTGAGGTGATCCGGTCGGTCGACACGAATGCGAGCCCGAGTGCACGCATGGCCTCGCGATTTTGCGCAATGGCGAGGCCGTCGCGGAGCTGCGTAGCGAGCGCGCGGCATCCGGGACCGTAGAATGAGGCGAGGACCGCGATCTCCTCGGTACGATATTCGCGACTCAGCCCTTGCCCGCCATCCGCGGATCCATCGTGAACCTCGCTCGGATTGACCTCGGCTCGCTCCTCCGTGATGCCGAACGCGCACCACGACACGGTGCGGGCGGGTTGGGCCGGAGGAGTTTCCTGCCAGCGCGGACGGACGAGCGTCGGATCGAGGCCCGTGATGCCCACGATGGTGGGCTGGATCTGGTCGTCGAGGTTGGCGTCGTCGGTTTCGGCGGCTTCGAGTGGCGCGAGGAAACCGCCAGTGGACGAGTCGGTCACTCCAGGCTCGTGTGGCGGCAGGTGGCCTTGACGAAGCCCGCGCCGAAGCGGGTCCAGTCGTCGAGAAGGTCGACCGTGTAGAGTTCGGCGCCGACGGGGGCGGGCCACACGCCGCGCGCCGGCCATATCACCTGGTCGGCCGTGAAACCCGGTGCGAGATCGGTCAGTCGGAATGTCGTGATGACCTGGATGGCGCCGGAGGTGCGCTCCATGTCGGGCAGACGCTGAAGGTCGAGGGAGTTGGCCGGCGTCACGACGGCCGAGACGCCGAAGAAGGTCTGGACGGTCGGCGTGTTGCGCCCAAGAATTCCGACCACCATGGCGGTGCGGATCACATCGATGGTGTCGGCGAAGTCTTCATCCAGTAAAACGTCTGTCACATCCAGAGTCGGCATGCTTCTTCCTCAAAACATGCCCGCGCCACCACCCTTCTACGACGATGGTGTCGGGTCGAACTCGCTTATTCTGCTTACCATCTGTTATCCAAATCAGCCCTTTGGTAAGGCCGATCTTACTTGCGCTCATTCTCGCGCGCTGTTCTATATTATAAGTTTTGCCTCGCTTGGCGGCAGCCATCTTCTCTCGAGTTACCTCTGAGACAGGGCCGCGCAACGCTCTTGCAGATCGCATTCGAGCACGCGTTTCCGCTGTATGCTTTCTTCCCACAAGACGTTTATGTCCCTTAGACGCTAAACTCTGACGCGCTCGGGTCTCAGAAGTTAAGGTGTGACAATTGCCTTTAGCGTGTTGATTTCCGATAAGGTGTGGCTGCGACCTACCCTTCAACACAGCACGCTTCTTTGCGCATGTCTCTTCGGTTTGTTTGTGGCCAGAAGATCCTTCACCACCATCAGTCACATTGACTAATGGTCCATCTGGATGCCTGCTTATCGCGCCAATGAAAGCCGCCTCTAATTTGAAAGCTTCTGCTTCCGTCAAGTTCGCAGCTATCTTGACTTTTGGTATTGATCGTCCTTCTCGCTTGGCTTTTTGCGCGATGTTATGCTTGTAGGGGTTACTTCCATCAAAGGGGCTTATCCTTATTCGCCGCCCACACCCCTTTCCCACATAGAAGGGCTGGCCCGTATCTGGTCGAAACAGGACATAGACGTAGAAGTCTGAACGCACTACGTTCTCGTCAGCCATCTTGCACCTCCATGCAGGCTGGTTAGGGCCGCATGAGCGTTACGAGCGCTTCATGCGGCCTGTTTGTTATAGAGTAGTAGCACAATAGATCAAAGACAAAATGTCGGATACGTCGAGAAGGGGCACGGGGTCAGAACCGTTCCTGGCGCTTAGCTCCGCCCTCATTCGAGGGTTGCCGGAAGACTCCAGGGATATCGTCGTGGAAGACAAAGTCCCGGATCACAGCTACCTCGGTCGGAGACATACGACCGCTCCGCACAGCATCATCCACGACACGGACCACGGCCCATGCGAGCGATCCGGGATAGTTGCACGTCCAGGTCACATGACCCGCACTGTCAGTTTCTGGAAGCGTGCTCTGGGGATTGGCGAAAGGGTCCATCGTCACTTGTCCCGGATCACGAAGGTGATGGCGCGCCGGAGCTGCCCGGTATCCACGAGCGGAACCACCAGCCCGGCGCCCTGCAGGATGTCATCGGGCGTACCCTGCGCCTGAAGATCCAGGTACTGGCGCGCGCGTTTGGATACAGCCGCTTGACTGAGCTTCCCAGAGTCCGGGTTACGGCGACGAGCCCGCGCCTCGATGGTGCGCTGGCTCAGGGGGACGAACGACCCGTCCGTGATCTTCGCCTGGACGCTGCTCACCGCGACTAGGCCAGCCTTAGCGAAGCCCCGCGCTGCGGCACCAGCATCGCCCGTCAGCACCTCGGCTCCGGCCGTCTTCAGCGTGTCCGCGATCTTGTCGCGCACAGCGTCGATGCCGGGAGTGAGGAACGGCCTGGCCGGGATGTTCCTGTCAGGGTCGCCGAACTCCATCGTGTAGCCGATCACGGCGTTAGATGGTGGCGTGCCTTTCTCGTCTGGCTCCGGCTTGCGCTCGGCCGTGGTGTCCGGGATGCCGACAAGGAGTCGCTGCCGGACGAGGTCGCGCGTTGCGGCGCCAAGCGAAGCGAACTTGCCTGGCCTGGACGAAACGGTCGACCGGGCCGGCATCAGGTCGACTTGGCCGCGACCGGCGTGACCGTGACGGTTGCAGGCGCGATGGTGATGGGCGCTGCGGGCGCATGGGCCGACGGGGCAGGAACTGGCCGTTCCACGGGCTGTGCCGCGGGTTGTGTCTCGCGCTCGGCGCGCGCCTTCATCCACGACTCTTTGTCGAGCGCCATCGCGGCCCACTCGTCATCGGTCATCTCCTCCACCGGCTTGATACCGAGACCGTTTCCATCGGCATGGTTCGCCAGTTCGTCCGGGACCGCGTGGATGCCGCGGAACAACATGATCTCCCGACCCGAGGATGGGAGCGTCGTCCGCGTGAAGGTGGGGATGTAGAACTCGGTCATGGAAGCCTCAGAACCACTGAAAAGGGTAGGAAGGCCGGCGCGAAGGGCCAGGAATGTAGACCGGGCCGAGCCGAGCCTTCATCATCGCGAGCAGGCGTTGGCCATAAGTGGTGGCGTTCCACGATCCGGCCCCGGCCGTGGCCGTCAATGTCGTGTCATAGGACTTCGACACTGGTCCGACCGACTTTGACGCCACTGTGCCGACCGCACCGACGCTTGCGATCCCGGCTCGTGCGGCCTGCGCCGACAGAGCGAGGTTATGGGCGACGAACAGCATCACCGCGAGGGTGTAGGACGTCCCGAAACGGGCCGCATCGAGTTGCGCCTCGCCCAGCGTCTCCCAGAAGGTGAACTGGCCGGGAGGAAACGCCGTCGCGTCCGCGAACTCTGGAAAAGCAGCGACGAAGTCCGGTTGAGCAACGACGCCCATGTTTAAAACCCATGCCCCGGCGACGGTCGTGAGCGTGATGCGAATGTCGGGAAGGAAAACGTCGCTACAGCGCCCATAGTCGCAAGCCTCAATTCATCGCGTTCGCTTCCCAGAAGCACAGCCCGGCATCGCTAGCGACGGTTGTGTTATTGATGGTCGCGGCCACGAGGATCGGCCCACTCTCGACGGCCGTCGAGTCGACAGATTGCGTCATGCCGGCATGAGATGAACCCGAGATCGCACCGTTCGATGTCACGGTCTGAGTGTTCGACCCTGCGGCGCCGCGCTTGAACACGTTGCCTGACACCTGCCAGGACCCGCCGTTGGTGGTCTGCGCCCCAGTATCGGCCATAAGGACACCGCCCGTACCGATCACCTGTCCGACGACAGCAGTCGCAGGCGTCCACCATAAGCGGACGCGCTTGCTGTTGGCGGTGGCGGCGTAGTTTCCGTTCGCTACCACCATGAGACCGCGGTTAGTCCCAACGAAGCCGTCGAGCGCGTTGGCGGGCAGCGTGTAGATCGCCACCACGTAGTCAGCCCCGATGCCGGCCGGCACCACCATGCCGGCGACGCCGGGGACTTGGCGGTTGATATTGCCCTCTTCGGCGAAGAAGCCGGAAGACGCGCCGAACTGCGTCACCTCGTTCGGCGGATTGGTGCCACCATTGGCGTAGTCGGCACCGTCGAACACCCATCTGGCATTGCCGGGTGTTGCGTCGCGGCAAAACCAAAAGCGCAGTGCGCCGGGAGTCGCGTTGAACAGCAGGGACCCGACAACGTAACCCTGCGTCGCGTCCTGGCTCGAACCAGGATCGGACGCGGCGGTGAGAGTCGCGATGCCGACCGATTGCAGTACGCCGCCCCCGATCGGGGCTGGCATTTGCATGTCGCGCTCGCCGGTCGCGACGTCGAAAATACGGAGGAGACCCATAACCTACCTCACTTCGTGCCCGCGCCGACCGGAGGCTTGATCGGCGCTGTGGCCGCCATGGCGGGCGCCGCCATCTTCGGGGGTTCCTGACCAGGCGCATCTGCGGACACCGGCTGCGGGCCGGCCTCGCCGAACCGCATGGCTTCCGCCTTCACCGGGCCGGCATCCTTGAGGGTCGAACCCTCGGAAGCGGATTTCCCCATCTCGCTTGAAACCATGGCCTTCAGTGCCGGCTCGAACCCGAACTCCTGGTCCGGCTCGTCACCCTTCATCTCGGTGACATAACCGTCCGTGATGAGACTCGGCTTGGTGTCGGCCCATGCCTTGTAGACCTTGGCGTCATCGCCCGAAAACGAGTTGACGCCGGAGGCGATGACGCCCTGCTTCAACACGGGGCTGTCGCCCGGCTTCTCGGGATCGGGATGCGGTTCGGAGATGCGGATCGCGAGCGGCAGGGTAGACTTGATGCGAAGCGTGTCGGCCATTGTAGTGTCCTCAAAGCGGCAAGCCGCTTGGTGTCAGGTGGCGTCCGCCTTGGTAATCCTGCGAGCGAATTCGGAAGGAGGCCTGTCGATATTGAACGGTTCCATACCGCTCATGACATCGACCTTCTCTTTCGCGATCCCCTCGACGGTGTCGAGCTTCTCGAACGCGATAAGGAAACCGTTCTTCAACGGCGGGAAATCTCTGTTCTGCGCAGCCCACTTGTCCCAGAATTCTTTCGGAACGTAGGTCAAGGCATAGCCGCCAATGGTGCCACCATCCACAGCACGGCGTGCGCCGACAATGCGCGCGTCGGACACCCGAGCATGATGGCGGGAGAAACCCTTGACGATGTGCGTCTCAGCATCGGGGGATGGATCGAAGACGCGAAGCTTCTCTTCGTGAACCGCGCCTCCAACGTTAGCGCGAACTACGTGATCGACCTGAAGTTTCAGGGCGATCGGCATGGCAGTCTTGTTGCCCACGACGACCGTCGTTCCTGCCATCGTCAGACTCCGAGCATCTGGGCCGCCGCGAGCGGATACTTGATGATAGCGCCGAACGTGGTGCCAGCGACTTTCTGCTTCGAAGCAGAAAGCTCACGCACCACCGGGAATTCACGCATTTTCTCGCCGAAGCCGCAGAACCCGACATCGTGCCCATCGTAGCTCTTGGCCCAGAGCTGGATCAGATTACCAGCCGGAGTCGCGTAGCGCGGGTCGGTGATGACTGTCAGCTTGAACACCTTGTCAAGCATCGCCTGAGCGGTGAGACCAAAAGAGTTGGTCGAACCGAGGGCCAGCGCAATGATCGGCGGACCGACCATAACTACTTCCTCGGCTGGGTTGACATAGCCCGGCGACTGACTAAGTAGGGTCCCTACCATCGCTTGCACATCCACCGTGATCTCGTTCGGCGAGGCCACGACGATACCGTTGTTCACCCACTTGGTGCCGCCAGCCGCTTTGGTGGACGGCGTGATGGCAGGCGAGAGGTTCGGATCGTTGATGATCCCATAGTTCTGCTCACCAGCGATACCGAAGTGATAGCTGTAATCAGCGAACTTATCCATGACCTTCGCGGCAGAGATCTTCATCTCCGACACGTAGTTGAGCTTGGCGAGGCCGGCGAGTTCGGTGGCCTTGTCGCCGTACTCGATGATGGTCTGGTACGAGAACGACTGGCGAAAGGCGAAGTCAGTGTTGACGTTCGTGTTGCCGTCATCATTAAAGTCACCGTAGCCGACGACGCGGCCGGTGTTCTCGATGATCTGGAACTGAGCGGTCTGGGTGAGCCAGTCGCCGAGCTTTTTCTCTCCCAAGATATCCGCTCCCTTGTTCGGGGTTTGGAGTACTCGGATCACCTCGGGATCAACGTAGATACCGGCGAAGAATGGGATACCGGCAGACGGCGTCGTGACGAGCGACGGCTGGGCATCGAGTGCCATCATGATCTTCTGCGAGAGGGTGTAGTTCTTGCGGAACTCCTCGGGCATGAAATCTTGAGCGAGGGGCACGATGCCCCAATCGTCTTTAAGACTGGCGGGAATAGGAGCGTGATAAGACATGATGTCAGGAGCCTTTCGCCGCTCAGCCCGGCAGGAGCTTGTTGATGAAGGTCACTTCGCCAGCTGCGCAGGCGAGCTTCGCGTACCACCCCGTCTCGGTGCTGCCCGAAACAGTGGCTCCAGGCGCGGCGAAGCTCCACGTTCCGTTGGTGTTGTTCGCAAAAGCCTTCATGCCGACCGCAACTGCGGATACGCCGAAGTTCTTGACGATGAAGTCGGCATTATCGAACAGCTCGCCAACGGCAAAACCGGCCGGCACGCTGTAACCGTAGGTGACGAGATAAGCCTGAATGAGCGCCTGCATGTTGCGATGCAGGATACCCATAGGCAGGCCAGTGCCGGCGTTCGACAGGATTGAGCCCGTGGCGGTATCGGCCCAGCATGCCAAGCCGATAGTCAGCCCGTTCGATCCGGCCGAGAATCCACCGGGAGGCGCCAGGACGGAATGGCGCGGGTTGGCGGACGCAAAGTCGCCGGGAAGACCGATTGCGGGGTTGACGTTGACGGAAACGGGGAAGTCGGCCATGTCGCCCTCAGTTCTTCAGACGGCTGGAGTTCGGGAACGCCTTGGTGTCGTAGGTGACGCCTGTGGGCGCAGCGTCCTGCGCGAAGCGACGCGGCTCGGACTTCACTTGGCTGGCGTGCCCATGGACCTCGACAAGGTCGGCAAGAGCATCGGGGTGCTTGCCCTCATGCTTGACCTTGAGGATATCAAGCGCGGCCCGATGCACGGCTTCGGCGCTGTCACACGCCATGGCGATCTCACCGACGTACGGGCGGACGAAACGCTCAGCCTCGCGGATAGCGTTCATCTCGACGCGGACGTCGGCGGCGGCATCCTTGCGGGTCTGGACCATGGCCGCGTCCATGGCAGTCTTGCTGACCATGTCGGGCTTGCCCTTGTCCTGCGCGCTCGGGGCGGCAAGCGTGCCGCGCTTGCGACGATCCTCGGCGTCGCCCGAGCCCAGCATGTCCTTCAGCTTCGCCATGTCCTCGTCGGAAATTTTGCCGTCGAGGAACGACAGGATAGCTTCCGCATCAGGCGCGTCGGTACCATCGGGCTTGACGGTCGGATCGGGGTCTGTCACCGCCGCGGCGATGTTGTCCGACTCGTTTTTCATCACCTCGGCGATCTCTTCGACGATGCCCTGGACGTCGGCCTGATCCATATCGGCATCGGCAGCGAGCTTCGGCCGTACCGCGGCGTCGAACGCCTTGGCGATGACCGGCGCCTTGGCCAGGATGGTCTTCGACGTCACGCCCTTCAGCATGGGCAGGAGGTCGATCTTGGCGTCCTGCGCAAGCCGGGGCTTCGCATAGGCCATGAGGGCGCCACGGGCCACGTCGGCCGTGCGGGATAGGACAGCCGACTTAGGCATGGGGAACACCTCTTTCAGGGATCGGGGTTTGGCGTCGTGGACCAGGACGTCCGGACCGGCGCGGCCTTCTTTGACCAGCGCAACATGATTGGCCCTCAGGTTCCGCATAACGCCGTCGTATTTTTCACCTTCAGGTGAAGTCCCGGAAGTCATATCCGGGTCGTAAGCGTAACCGCACGACAGTTGCTGCCGTTCTTCGGACTCGATCCCATCAATGGCTTGCTTAGTCCAGATGTTTAGCCCGGCCATCAAGAAGGGAGGCTTCCATACCGGATTAGCTACATTACCAGCTACCTCTTCGTGAGGATGGTCGGTGGCATGGACCGGTTTATGGATGATGAGGAGAGGCTTGCCATCGAATGTATCGGCTGCCTTTTCAAGCTCACCAGGGTCTCGGTATAGCCGATAGATCTTGTCTGATGCGAGCCCGAGCTTCTGCCAGCCGGGGATCTCGCGCCCGAGATAGCTGTTCACGCATGCCTTGCTGATGGGCGTCAGGCTGACGTGAAGGTGACCGGTGTCCTCATCCTTGGTGCGAACGGAGGCGCGGTCGAGCGCGAGGCGGAGTTCGGTCATCGGCTCAACGCCTCAAAAAGTGCGGGCTCACGCGGCGGAGAGGGACCGCGCGCCCGCTGCCGGTGTTTTCGCCCACCGCCGGCCGGGGCGAGCCGTTCGTTAGATCAGGCTAAAGCAGCCGGCCATTGCTTTGCGCCCACTCTATCGGGTCACGTGCGTGCTTGCTGTGGTTGCAAGGAGGACAGAGTAATTGAAGATTGGATCGATCGTTAGAACCACCTCGCGCCAGAGGCATGATATGGTCGACGTCGTATCGCTTCCGAATATCAGATCTGCAGTTCACACATCGACCACGCTGAATGGCCAATAGTTTCCTGATGTCATCTTTGGTATGGACACCTGAAGCGTTCCGTCTCCGAGCCTTGTGAGCGCGAGCGCGACAAAGAGCATCTTCTGGATTCAGCCGCCCACGCTCACGGTTTCTAGCGTCGCATACCTCTTTGTTTTCCCAATAGTAAAACTTTGACTTTGCGGCAAGCGATCCTCGATTACGAGCTTTCCACCTTGCGTCCAAGATCCGACGTTTGGCCAGAAATTCTTCGCGAGTCATACTTGTACGAGGACTGACACCTCGCGCTCGGCGCTTTCTTTCTAGACCTTCCCGGCTGCACTCACAACAAGATCCCCCACTGGTCTGGCGTTGAGCAATATGCCCGCGCCTGCAAGCTGTGCCAGTAAAGTACCGCCTCAACCCATTTGCCTTGGCATCGGCACGAGTTATGATCTTATCAGCCATGCTGCGCTCCTACGCGGCTGGTTAGGGCCGGCAGGAGTGTTGACGCACCCTGTCGGCCCGTCAGTTATACCAGACTATTTGATCTAGACCTACTCAAGATTGATGAGTGGCTCGGCATAACATCTGCAATTCCAGATACATCCGGGCAAGTTCCTATGTCCTGGATCACACTCTGGCGGGTCATCCCATCGAAACGTAAGGCCATCCAGCTTTCGGTGGCTTTCCCGGACATCGCCGTCCCGACTGGTTCTCCAGATGAAATGCGTAGAACCGACATGCACGGCCCTGGCCTGCGTCAAGGCCGTGGCGGCACGCCCGACCTCGGTGCGGGCGATCAGATCAGCGCGGGACCGCGTAACTTCGCCCGTCCGTAAGATCTCGGCCGCCAATTCCGGCGCCCGCATCCCCTTGGCCAGGCCCTCGGTCGCTATCCGATGCACCCGCTCGGCCGCCTCGCGAGGAAGCGAGGTGATCAACTCTACCTGATCCTGCATCAGCCGATGCATGACGGTGCCGGTCGGAGCGGTCTCGATCTCACGATGGACTGCACGTCCGATCTCGGCCGACAGCTTCCGCCACGACCGCGCGTCGGACTGTGCCACTTCCGTCACGACACGATCGGCCTCAGCCTCAGCCCACGGCCGAATAGCCTCGCCGTAGCGCAGCATGGCGGCCTGCATCGTAGCTTGCCCCGCCGCCGACGCAGGGTTGAAGCCTCGTGCGATGTCATCGACGTGGCGCGCGATCTTACGAAGCTGCGCGGTGTACCGTTTCACGAGCTTCTTTGCCCGGATAAAGGCCGAGCGAAGAGACGCCCTATCCTGGGCAATGCCAAGCGCCGCGAGGTTGCGACCCATCAGGCGAGATCGGGCTCGCGTTCCGCCGCCTTCACGCCCAGGCCTGGATCGGGAACCGGAGATCCGGTTTCCTGATTAGGTGCCGGGGGGTCGGTTTCGGCTGCGGCGATAATGATCGGCGTGATTTCCGGGAACACTCCAGTCTCGACCAGACCCTTGAGCGTGGCTTGATCGCCCAGCACACCGGCCTCGTTCGCGGCGAGTTTCAGGGTCGCGAGTTTCGATGCCACATCAGTCGCATCGACTTCCGACATGGGCACATCGAGTTCGACGTCGAGGCCCTGATAGGGCGCATCCACATCCGTCGCGACACGCCGCCGAGACTCGGATCTCGTGATGGTGCGGGCGCGGATCAACGTCTCGTCCGTGCGCGCCTCGATTTCCTGGACTTCGGCCCTTTCCTTCTCGTCCATCGTCCACAGCGGCTCGAAACCGAAGCGGATGGATGGGTCGATGTCACCGCACTCGCTCAACTGGACGATGTCGATCACGGTCTGCAGCGGATCGCGAAGGTGATCCTCTTGCGCGGCGTGGATGGTGTCGTAGAAAACCCGGATCTCGCCGTCGCTGGATGCATTGAGCCCGGACGGCGTGACACCCAAGAGCTTCACCAGCGGGATCGACGCGACCGAAGCCATCTGTTCCTGCGCCTGGGCTTGCAGCTTGTCGAGCGTACCGAGATTGGCCGACACGTTGGCGAAGTCCTCTGCGTCCTTGTCGATCGCCATGACGCCGAGGTTGTCGCGAAGCATATTGAACAGCGTCAGGCGAGCATCGAGGCCGCCCCCATCGCTCATCCCCCCGGAAGCAGCCGCACCGCCCATCAAGCCGGTTTGCAGATTGGTCTTCAGCACCCACACCGTGAATGCGTGAACAATGTTAGAGACGCTCTGTCGGGTCCTCACCCAATTATCCACGTAGGGCTGCGCCATCTGGGTCAGAGACAGCCCACCGAAGCTGTAGGCCGACTTCAGGATGTCCGGCACCTCGCGCGCCACGATGGTGAGCAACCGGCTCGCATGAACCGCGCCGCCCATCACGTACCACGACTGAGGCTCGTACCAGTCGGGCGCGAGCGGGTCATTAGTGTTGTAGCTCTGCGGATAGACCCACAGCGGATCGACGGATCGAATACCTTTCAGCGACCCGCGTTTGATCTTCTGCAACGTGGCAGCGTCGCTACCATTGCCGATCGGCTTCGTCTTCTCGTCACCTTGCGCGCCGAGGTCGATGTAGACGTGACCGCGGCCCATCAGGCCATCGTAGCGGATGGCGTCGCGGAAAGCGTCGCGGACCTTGAACTTGACGAGCCCGGCTTCGATCGCTTGGATGCGGTCGGTCTTGTCGTCGTCCTGGTCGATGGACGTGATCTTGATCCACCGCCGCGTCATCTCGGTGGCGGGGACATCGGCGATCTTGCGGTACTCGGGTCGCTGGGCATACAGCGCCAGTACCGTCATCGGGATGGCGGCACCGAAGCCACCGAGCGATGATCCATAAGCCTGTCCTGCCCATCCGCCTGCGCCAGAGAGCGCGTCGTCCATGGCAAGGCCAGCTCCATCCGGTACGACACCAGGAGGCGGCACGGCAGACTTGAAGATGTCCTCGGCCGGCGGCGTACGGTTCTTACGGCTCAACAACGCCACGGCTTCGTCCGACATGAACGGACGAGGGCGTGACGGCTGCTGAACGAGTTGCGGCGCGGCGACATGCGCCTTGCGCCGCTTCTTACTCAATAGGAGCGCCTCGGTTGAGAGAACCGCGCCAGCATGGCGGGGGTGACGACAAGAGGACGGCGACCTTTGATATAGCCGTCGAGCGCGTAGCGAAGCGCATCGATGGCGTGATTGTGCTTATCGACGATCACGGGCAGCACGAGCGGTTGCAGGGTCTTCGGGTCGACCTGGTTGCGGTCCACCTTGTACGAATAGAGCCTGAACTCTTCGGCCGTCTTCTTACAGCGCTCGTGAACCACGATACGCTTGAAGCCCCTGAGGTGCTCGACCCCGTCCTCAACGGAACCCGGCCACTTGTCGGCGGCCGACACCCGGAAGCCTTGCCGGGCCATGTAAGAAATCGTTTCGGGCCGGGCACCGTCGGCCTTGATGGGCCAGGATCGCGCCGTTTCGATCATCTCGAACAAGGCCGGCGTGTTGTCGATCTCGGTACCGAAGCCAAACACCTCGCGGTCGATCATCAGGTTTTCGCCGTCGAGCCAGCACCGCACGAGCACGGTTGGGTCGTTGGCAAAGCCCCAGTCGGCGCCGTGGAAGAAGCGTGCGTCGGTCGGGGTTTCGAACGCCTCGACGCTGACCCGGTGGCGGAAGATGATGGCGTCGCTGATATGGCGACAGTGCCCACCCCACACCCACTCATAGGCATCGGGGTCGGTCGCCAACATGTGCCGGCGCTGTGCCTCAAGCCCCTCGGGAAACCATGGATTGTCTTCCCAGCCGACATGGCGGACAACGGCACTCGGTGGCGGGTTGACGACGAAATGCTGATAGGTGGCGTCGCGTTCCTGGTCCGGGTTGAAGGAGACGATCAGCTCGCACCCCTTGACGCGAAACAGCGAGGGAAGAAGCACGGCCCAACTTTCAGCGGAGACGACCTGCGCTTCCTCGACCCAACAGCGGTCCACGGCCTCGACGGAACGGATCGCGTTCGGATTGATCCGGATGCCTTTGAAGATGAACTCTGATCCGACCTTCGACACGATCCGCTTATCGGTCACGTCGAAATAAGCCGAAAACCCCATCTCCTCGATCTGGTCAGACAACAGCTTATGGACGCTGTCCATCATGCTGGTCTGAAACTCACGAGCACAAAGCACCCGGAGCTTCGATTGCGCCGCTTCGACTAGAAGACGGCGAGCGATGGACCATGACTTGCCCGAGCCGCGACCACCGTAGAAAACCTTATAGGGCGCGGGACTAAACAGATCCTGAAACGCCGCAGGAAAGGTGAAATCAGCCGCCGTCCCTGTCATCGGGCTTGATGAAACTCACATTGATGACGGGAGGCGCCAAGGGCACACCACCAGGGCCGGAATGCTCGACGTCCTGCTTGTCGCGGAAGTCCTCAGGCGCAGCGTTCTTGATGCCGAAGATCGCGGCAGTGGCGGCGCCCGGCCCTCCGCCGTTCCGGGCAATGCCTAGCAAGGTGGTTTCCCACCATCTGGCCTTCTTGGCTTGCGCCTTGTGTACGGCTTCCGAAAACTCGGGAAACTGCGCGATCCATTCGTTGATGGTGGACCGGGCAACGTCGCATTCAGCAGCGAAGGACGTCAGGGAATAGCCCTGATCAAGATAGAGGCCGACCGCGGTGCAGAACTCGGGACGGTATTTCGTCGGCCGCCCGCCGGGGTGCCGATCACCTTCCGCCACGGTTCGCTCCTAGAACTGGATTTGCTGATTGCCCATCGGGCGAATTTGGAAGC